GTTTAATTGTCTCCAAGCATGTCTGTGCGAAGTGCGTCGGTGCAGCTATGGAAGCGGTTTTTGCTTATGACTTCCGTTTGACTTCCACGCTTCCGCTGTGGCAGGAATGACGCGCAAGGAGCATGAGGCACGGTGCCTCAATGAGTGCGCCGACGCGCATGGTGTGTCGGCGAGATCGGTGCGCACATGGCGCGAGAAGAATGATCCTCGCTGGCTCCAATGGAAGTTGGAATGGTCGAAGAAACACGGCTTTGCACAAAACATCGACGAGACCACACCGCGCTCTGCTGGCCCTGCATGGCTCGATGACGAATCAACACCCGTCGAGAAAATGCCCGACGATGGATTCGGTGAAGGTATCGAGGCTGAGATTCTGCGGACGAAGGCTGAGTGTCGCCGCCTCGCGATTCGTGCCGCATGGCTGGAAAAAGCGGCCGACTTTGATGCTGCCGCGCTACTCCACCGCATCCTCGATGCAAAACGCGATGGCCTCCGCAAGCTCTCCCAGGACAATCCCGACATCCTCGCGAAGCTCGGCGACCTGATGCCGCGCACCGTCATCTTTGCCTACGTTGCAAAAGTAAAGATGATGCTCGAAGCCGTGCCACGTCGTCTGATGGCCCTCGTGCCCGATGACCTACGCGATACGCTCCGCCCCGCCATCGAGGCCGAGATGAATGCGGTGCTTAATGCCGCGAAGGACATTGATCTCGCCGCATGACCGCCACCGATAGCATGCAGTCGGCACTCGCAGCACTGTGGGAACCGCGAGTGAAGCGCGATATTCTCGACTTCGTGCAGCGCGAAGTGTGGATGTCTGAGCGATTTACCAATCGCCCTGGTCTCTATGATCCCAGCTACACCAGCTACCTCGTCCCTTGCCATCGTTGGTTTGGTGATCCCGAAGTCCGCACCATCTCCGCACCCAAGGGAGCCCAAATCGGCTTCACTACCTTTCTCGCCAATGCTTTGATGTGGGCCATCTCCGAAGATCCCGGCCCCGCGCTGTTCCTTACCAGCACCACCGACAATGCACAATCGTGGAGTGAGCGCGAATGGCTCCCGCGTCTTAACGACTGCCCGCGCATCAAATCGCTCATGCCTCGCAGTCGCGATGCCATTAAGAAACTAGAGCAAGCCTTCGTCTCCATGACGGTGAAGCTCTCGGGTGCGCAGTCCGAAAACAATCTCGCATCGCGCCCCATCCGCTACCTCATGAATGATGAGGTCGATAAATGGCCCGATGGTTTTCTCGGCATCGCCGAAGCCCGCACGCTTTCCTATCGCGGCGTCGATAAAATCGTGCGCGGCTCCACCTGCACCGACGAATCCGGCCCCATCTGGCAAAACTGGCTTCAATCCACGCAACACATGTGGAATGTGCAGTGCCCCGTGTGTCGAGAGTGGCAAGTGCTCGACTTCTTCAAGTCTGTGCAATGGCCAAAGCATCACCGCGACCTCATTGGCAAGTGGGACATCGAAGCCGTGCGCCGTGACACCTTCGGCGTCTGTTTGGTCAATGGCTGTCGCTACGATGCCAGTGCGCGGAATGAAATGGTGCGCATGGGTGAAGCCGTCGCCACCAATGACCACGCATCACCCACCGACAAAGGCATCCACCTTCCCTCGCTGCTCTCGCCCTTCTTGAGTTTCGGCGATCTCGCCGCGCTCTGGCTCCGCAAGAAAGATACACCCGGTGGCAAACAGGATTTCTACAATCAATATCTCGGACTCCCATGGTCACACGAAGAGTTCACCGTCGGTCAGGAAAAAGTCATGGCATGCCGCGCTCTGGGTGAAAATAGCTACATGCTCGGCACCTGTCCCGTGATGCCCGTCGATGTCACTTTCTCGGCCGATGTCGGCGAGCGCGAGACGCACTGGAGCATCGAGGCCACCGCTGCCGATCTCAGTTCCTACGTCATCGAATACGGCACCGTCCACACCGTTGAGGATGTGCTGCCCATCCTCGCTCGTGAGTATCCCATCCTCGGCAGCGAGAAAAAAGCCCGCGTCACCATCGGCGTCATTGACTCCGGTTATGCCACCGAGCGCGTTTATCGTTTGTGTGCCGCCAGTGGTGGACGCCTCTGGCCCATCAAAGGCTCCGCCGCCGAGTTCGGCAAACCCGTCGATGCAACCAAAATTCCAAGCTGGCCCTCGCTCGTCCTTTACACCTATGTCGATTTCTTTCATAAAATGGGCGTCTATCTCGACGGCATCAGCCGCCGCATCGCCCCGCTTTGGTGGATGCCAGCCAACACCGGCCACGACTTCATTGAAGGCCACTGCGGTCAGGAGCTGCGCTCCAAACAAACAGCCTCCCGCACCGTCAAGTTCTTCAAACCCGTCGCCAACGACCACTTCGGCGACTGCACCAAAGGACACCGCATCATCCGCGAAGTCCGCCGTTCGCTATATGGGATTGGTGGCTAACAGTGAATCCACAACTTCAGTCGCAGATTAACATCACACACTTTGACACCCACGCTCCCGCGTGGCTGACATCGTCGTTGAATCGCTCATCAAGTTCTGGTCTCGTGCCGCCATTGAGGCCGCATGGAAAGCGGTGCTGGAAGCGCATGTCGGCAATGTGCAGGATGCCGTCATCGTCACCGGCACCTCCTTCAAAGGCTCCAGCTCCACCTTCACGCTGACCATTCAGCCGCAGGAGCGCGTGCAGTTCATGACGCAGTGTAAAGCCGCACTCAACACCATCGACGGTGGTTCTGCCATGCCTGCCGCTGGCACCAAACTCGACTTCAGCACCCGCATCACCTCGACATGAGTTCGCACCGTTCCCGTCATCGCGCCAAAATCGCTGCGGTTCAAGCTGCGCTGCCCTCCTTTCCTGCCGCTCGTCCGGCTCAAGGCGTGCGCGATTTCCTGAATTACTCCGGCGTCGAAGCCGCCCGATTCACACCGAATCGCGGCACGATGGACTATGCCCCGCTCGATCCCAGCAAGGTGCTCACCGGTTCTGCTCGCAAGACCGTCCTGCGCAAATGCCGCTGGCTTGCCATCAACGATGGCTACGCTAAATTCCTCGTGCATGGCCTCGCGAACTTGATCGGTTATTACACCATCCAGCCTGCCACCAAAGATAAAGCATGGAATAAACTCGCAGAGAAGCACTGGAAGAACCGCATCAAAAATCCCGCCGTTTTTGATCGCACCGGAAAGTTCAATCACCCGCGCTGGCAGCTCGCGCTCTCGCGTGGCAGCATTCGCGATGGCGACATCCTCACCGTCCTGACCTACGCCGCCAGTGGTGCCGGTCAGATCCTCATGTATGGCTCGCATCAGGTGGATGATGGCAACAAAAAAGCTGACAACCTCCGTGACGGTGTCTATCACGACAACCTCTTTACCCACACCGGCTACAATCTCGTCGATGCCAAAGACGACACCAAAAGCACCGTCATCAAAGCCAGCGATGCGCTCTACTACGGCGACTTCCAAGACCCCTGCGAACTGCGTCCGATGCCGCGCTTCACCCATGCGGTGAATGATCTCCACGACATCGCCGAGATCGACCTCGACAGCAAACTCGGCATCAAACGCCGCCAGTTCATCGGTCTCTATAAGAAACGCCAGTCCGCCAAGTTCGGCGGCCCGAACGGTCTTGGTGTTTACACCGCACCCGTCACCACTGCGGGCCCCACCATCACCGCCACCGCTGCCGATGGCACGCAAACCTCGCAGCAAACACTCGTCTCCGTCGAGTCCGTCACTGAACGCACCGGTATCGCCTCACTCGATGAAGGCGAAGACTACGGCGTCATCCAGGCGGACAATCCCGGCCCGAATGAACGCGAGTTCAACAAGACACTCCTTTCCAAAATCTCCCTCGGACTCGGTCTCTCGCCCACCGTTGTCTTTAGTATGCTCGGTGCCGGTGGGCCCGAGGTGCGCTTTCACATGGCTATGCTGCAACGCTGGATCGAGATCGAACTGATCAATCTTCTCGCCACCGTCCAGTCGCACTATTTCTGGGTCATGGGCACCGACATGGCACGCGGTGCCCTGACCTTCCCTGATGACGATGAATGGTGGAATCACATCGCCATTCCTTGTGCTGACCTCACCATTGATCGCGGCCGCGAACTCTCCGGCAAAATCAACGCCCTCAAAGTCGGTGCCATCACGCATGCCGATCTGTATGCCGAAGCTGGCCGCGATTGGGAAGATCAAATCGAGCTCCAAGGCGAAATCATCGCCCACGCCTCCCGCGTTGCCGCTGAAAAAGGCTTGAGTGGCGGACTCTCCGACCTCATGCCCGATTGGAACACGACCCGCAACAACGCCGCCGTTGCTCCACCGAGCCCCGAGCCCCTGCCGGAATAATTAGAAGGGAGCGCGGACACTCCTGTCCGCTTCTTCTCTTTGACATGCCACGCGTGGCATGTCCCGCAAAACTTGGTTTTCCATCACCAACACCGCCGCCGCCATTGAGGTCTCCATTCACGACGAGATCGGCGCGTGGGGCATCTCTGCCAAGGATTTCCTCACCACGCTGAAGTCACAGCCGCAGAATCTCCCACTCAATCTTTCGATTCATTCCCCTGGTGGTGAAGTGTTCGATGGCTGGGCCATTTACAATGCGCTGAAGGCGCGCACCGCGCCGGTGAATGTGAAGATCGAAGGTCTCGCAGCATCCATGGCCTCTGTCATCGCCATGGCTGGCAGCACGATCACGATGCCGCGCAATGCCTACCTGATGATCCACAATCCTATGGGTGTCGCCATCGGTGAAGCCGCCGACATGCGGGATCTCGCCGCGCTGCTGGATAAGCTCCGCGATGGCATCGTTAACGCCTACGAATCCCGCACCGGTATGCCGCGTGACGAGATCATCGCCCTTATGGATGCTGAAACATGGATGGACGGTGCCGACGCCCTCGCTCGCGGTTTTGTGGACAACAACAGCGACGCCGTCGCCCTCGCCGCCGCTGCCTTTGACACCCGCAAGTTCATCAACATGCCCTCCGCCGCCATCACTCCCGCCGAAGAGATCGAACCGATCTCCCCGCCCGTCGTTGAACCCGCACCCGTCGAGCCTGCCGCTCCGGTTGTCGAAGATCAGCCGACAGAAATCATTCCTTCCGCCTCCGTTGAGCCTCTGGCTCCTGAAGCGAAAGGATTCTTCGACCGCATCCTCGCCGCTGTCAGTGGCGATGCTGCGCTGAAGACCGAGCTAGCATCCGCTCGCGCCGCCCTCGCTTCACGCGATGGTGAAGTCGCAGCCCTGAATGCCAAGCTCACCGCCGCCGAGGCCAAGGCTACGCAGTTCGATGCACTCGTCGCCCAAGTGACGCAACTCGAAGCCGCTGCCAAGTCCACCGGCCAAGCTGCCGCCGAGATCGCCGCCGCTCATGGCCTCAAGCCTGAAGCCGTCGCCGCGCTCCCGTCACCGTCCGATGACGCCGGTGCCGACATCGTCGCGCAGTTCAACGCCATCACCGATCCCGCTGCCAAGCGTGACTTCTACATTAAAAACAAGGCCAAACTTAAGGCCGCTTAATCCTTCTTCTCTCTCACTCTCATGACTCTCAATTTCAATGATGCCATCTACGCGCAGGAAGTGCTGAACGCCTTCATCGCGAATCTCGCACCCCTGAAGGCGTTCTCTCGCGACTTCTCTGGTGCTGCTGCCGCAAAAGGCAATGTCGTTTACGTCCCCCGCATTGATGCGGTGACGGCCACCACCTTTAACCAGTCCTACATCGGCACTGGCGGCACGGTGAACACCATCACCGTCAATCTGAATCAACATCGCATTCAGACCATCGACCTTACCGATGTGCAGCAGCTCAACAGCTCCGCTGCGAAGATTGAAAACTTCGCAGCCCAGCAGGGCAAGGCACTCGCCAAGATCGTCCTTCAGGACATCTGGAGCATCATCACCACGACAAACTTCACCGCTGCCACGGTCACCACTGCCGCTGCCAACTGGAGCAAAACGCAGGCCCGCGCCATGCGCAAGGCACTCGCTGCCGACAACGTCAACATGGACAACATCAGCCTCATCCTCTCCGTGGATGCGTATGATGCGCTCCTTGGTGACAGCACCATCAATCAGGCTTACGCCTACGGCTCCGCCAGCGCGATCCAAGACGGCAAGATTCCGAAACTGCTCGGCATGAGCATCTACGAGTCCAACGTCATCCCGCTCAACAGCATCAGCCTCAACAGCTTCGCTTGCCATGCCGACGCCATCGCCGTCGCCATGCGCAACGTGTCGCAGGATGTGCCTGACGGTGTCTATCAGGGCCTTGAAATGCTCACCGATCCCGCCTCCGGCATCTCCATGGGCTACCGCCGCTACTACGACGGCACCACCGGCAAGACGCACGCCTCGGTCGAATGTCTCTTCGGCTACGCTGCGGGTCTCACCCCCGGTCTCAAACTCGCCACGGTGCCGTAATCGCACCCCTCATCAAAACCGGACAGCGAATGGTGCTCGCTGTCCGGTTCATTTTGGGAGCAATCCCGCCCGCGTTCGGAGCACCACCGGCGCGGGTTTTTTATTTATACACTTATGGAAAAAGAACACGCAATAATGATAATTGTATCCGGTCTTTTGGCATCGGGGCACTACACGCTACCTTGCATTGATGCAGGAGGTGATCGGAATCTGGATGCATGCTGGACTCCATTGCGAGGGCACACTGGCAAAAACGTTGAGGAACGATCTGCTGCTTATCGTGCAGTGCTAGATGCGGAATTGGTTTATCAGGAGTATTTAGACAATGCAAAGGAGGATGAAGAATAATGAAAATCTCCCTCTGCATCATCGCTGGCAACGTTGCGCACTACCTGCCGCGCTTTCTCGCCTCCTTCAAGCCACTCGTTGACGAGATCGTTGTCGTCCAGGCCATCGGGAATCAAGCCAGCGATGGCACGCTCGACATTGCCCGTGCGCATGGCTGCCATGTCGCCGTGTATCACAACGATCCCGCGCACGATTGGCCGCATGTGGATGACTTCGCTGCTGCTCGCAATCTCGCCTTCTCCCTCGCCTCGCATGCGTGGGTCATGTGGGCAGACACGGACGACACCATCTCGCCGCGCAGCATCAAGCAACTCAAGCAGGCCCTCGCCACCGCGCATCGCGACACCGTCGCCATCGCCGCGCTTTACAACGTGCCTGAGGATGGCTTGTGTGTGTATCGCGAGCGCATCGTGCGCAAAGGCCATGCCCGTTGGATTTATCCCATCCACGAAACGCTTGATTTCTCCGATGAGGAAAAGACGCACATCATGCGCGTCCCTGCCGTCATCGAGCACATGCCCGATCTCAAACGCGGGCGCGCTGCCAATGACGAGCGTAACGCCCGCATCCTTGAAAGCATTGACCCCGCCACGCGCACCACCGGCCACACCTTCCATTTGTTTCAGTCGCTCCGCGCTCTCGGTCGCATCGGTGAAGCCATCCAGATCGCCACCGGTCTCCTGCGTTCACCGCCGCCCGATCTCGGCCCGCCGGAGCATTATGAACTGCTCATCGCGCTTTCGCAGCTCAACGACTCACCGGCGAACCGTGCGCAAATGCTCTTGCAAGCCGTTGGAGTCTGCCCTGAACGCCGCGAAGCCTATGGCGAACTCGCACTGGCAGAGATTGGCTTGAACCGTCCCGAGGCCATGCTCGCATGGACAACGGCCATGATGGCACTGCCTCCACCTGTTGGCTATCTCTGGAATGCCCGTGCTAAATACTACGGATGGTGTGGCGTGAACCTGCACGCCATGGCGCACCGCGCCAACAATCAGCACCACAAAGCCGATGCATTGGAATTGAACCACTTCAAAGCCCACGGTGCCAAGATCAGCCTGCTGCATGCCACGCGCGGGCGTCCTGCCCTCGCTGCCAAGGCGCGACTGCTGTGGTTCAATCGTGCCGATAATCCCGACGCAATCGAGCACATCTTCGCCTTCGATCCCGATGACGAAGCCAGCAATGCGTTAAGCCTTTATCGGCATGTCGTGCCGATGGACGGCAGTGGTGCCAGCGTCGGCGCATGGAACGCTGCCGCACAAGCTAGCGCCGGTCAGATCCTCGTCCAGCTCAACGACGATTTCATTCCACCGATGCACTGGGACACGCTCATCCTCGAAGCTTTCGCGGGTAAGATCGGCCAACCCGCCGCGCTGCATGTCAGCGATGGCCACCGCACCGACGACCTGCTCTGCCTCTGCATCATCACGCGAGCGCGCTACAAGCAGCAAGCCCATTTCCTGCATCCGCGCTTTAAGTCCGTTTATAGCGACAACTATCACTCCATTATGGCCTATAATGACGGCATCGTCATTGATGCGCGCCACATCGTCATCGAGCACGATCACCCCTACTTCAAAGGCGGCGAAGGATGGGACGAAACCTACGCGAAGCACAATTCCGCCGAACGCATGGCCGAAGGCAAAGCCATCTTCACCGAACTCACCGGACTCGATCCCGATCAAATGACACCATGAGCCGCCCCCTTCTCTCCATCCTCACCCCTGCCTGCTGGGAACGCGCCGACAAAGTGCGCATTCTCCGCGATGAACTCAAATCGCAGATCGACCAATGCCCACCCGGCACCGTCGAGCACCTCATCCTCCTCGACAACCGCACCCGCTCCGTCGGCCTCAAGCGGCAGGCCCTGCTCGATGCCGCGCTCGGTGACTACGTCGCCTTCGTCGATGACGACGACTGGATCGCGCAAGACTACGTCCCCGCCCTTTTGGCCGGTATTGAATCCGGTGCCGATGTCATCACCTTCGAGCAGCAAGTCCACGTCAACGACCACTGCAACAAGGTCATCATGCACCTCGGCGCAGAAGATGAAGTCTGGAAACCCGGCGTCGCTGTCACTCATCGCAATGCCTGGCAAGTCTGCGCATGGAAACGCACCATCGCCCAGCGCGGCATCTTCCCCGACATCATGGACGGTGAAGACCTCGCATGGCTCCGCCAGATCCGCCCCTTCGCCAAAACCGAGCACCACATTCCCGCAATCCTGCACACCTACTGCTTCAACTCCGCGCAAACCCTCGCCACCGGCAAAACTGCTCCAGGCTCATAAAACCTCCGGTTAATCCTGAAAAATTCCGGTTCCGTGCATTCCGTGCATTCCGTGGGCCATCATCTCAGGCATCTTTGACATTCACGCCACCGCGTCAGTTGTTTGTTTCATCGTGTGTTCATAGGCATGGGGTCGCGCTCTTTTGGTTGGGGGGCGGCCCTTTGTTTTGACTGTGCCGCTCTGGCATGTCTGACTTATTGCCTTGTGCCTCCTGCCTTGTGCCTCCCACCTGTCCCCCCGAGTATGGCGACATCGAACGCGCCGAGTGGGAGGCTGCACACTCCACGCACCGATGAGCCTGGTCAACGCCATCAAAGCCGCCGAACTGCGCACGCTGGACTCCCTCACCGCGCAGTATCCCGGCTCCGTCGTCATCGACGGCACCACCTACAACAACGTCGCCGTCATGGCCGAGCGTGGCATGGTTCAAGATGCCAAAGGCGGCTTCAAGCAGTCTCGCATGATCACCATCTACCTTGCCTATTCCCGCATCGCGGAATCCGTGCTCGTCGATGCCACTCGCGGCACCAACAAGCGCCTCGACGTCACACACCTCGGCAAAAGCTACCGTCTCACCGATGACGGTGTCGAGCACGATCCCCATAAAACCCGCTGGCAACTCTCTGCTGCCGAAGCCGTTTCCTAAATAGGCAAAAGGCAGGAGGCAAAAGGCACAAGTTCAAAGTCGGGCTGTTGCCTGTTGCCTAATGCCTTTTCCCTTCTCTCCCAGCTCCACCTTTGACAAACCGTCCCCTTTTATATGGCCACCCGTTTCGCAGAATCCGTTAGTATCTCCGGCAACCTTCAGGTGGACGGCTCCTTCAATTCCCGTCCACGCTCCGAATTGATCCAGGACAACTTCGCCATTTACGGCATCCCGTTCTCGAATCTCCGCATCTGGGACGCGTTTCAAACCGGCATCAGCACCGCCGCCAGTGACGACCTCGGCCTTTCCACTGGCGGCACATGGGGCACGAATAACCCCTACATCTCCGCTGGGGATCTCAAAGCCGCCGGTGCCACCACTCGCCGCTCCCGTTTCACCTTCACCCTCCCACCCGAATACGTCGCCGGTGAATCCGTGCGCATCGTCGCCACGTCCGGCATGGTCACCACCGTCGCCGACACGAGCTGCACCGTGGACTTTGAAGTCTATCTCTGCGCCAAGACCACTCTCGCCAGCGGCTCCGATCTCGTCACCACATCAGCCACGACGATCAACAGCACCTCCTTCGCCGCAAAGAACTTCGACCTCACCTCCGCCGGTCTCACGGCAGGGGACATGCTCGATATTCGAATCAGCATCGCCTGCACGGATGCCGCCACCGTCACCGCCGTCATCCCCGCCATCGCGCATCTCGCGCTCGCGCTGGATATCAAAGGATAATCCATGGCCACGATCATCTCGCCTCGCATCAAAATCAATGCGGCGCAGTTGAAAGCCGAGTTCGCCCGCTTCTCCGCCGTCGAGAAAAAACAAATTCTCGACACCACCCTGCGCAACGACGTGAAGGGTTTCGTGCGTGATGTCATCGCCATCACTCCGCCTGGCAGTGCTGGTGCTCCCTTGTCTGCCGGTGGTGCTGGTGATGCGGCCGTGAAACGGCACAAGATCAAAATCTACCGCGATCTCCTCAAAATCTTCCGGCCCTTGTCGGATGGCGTCATCGACCACGCCAACAAGCAAGCCATGCGCGGGGGAAATCACATCCACCTTTATAACGACGGCACCCGCGAAGTGTGGGTGACGCTTGAATTATTCCACCCCTCGCTCGATCAAGCGGGATTCTCCGCCCAGCATGCGAATCATTGGCAGCGCGGACGGGTGCGCAATATCCCCGACAACATGCGTTGGGTGGTGCGCAAAGACGCACTCATGGCTTTTGCTGAAACGCTTTATCAGAAATCCGGCATCCTCGCCGGAGGCTGGGCCGCTGCCGCCCGCGAGTTCAAGGTGCGCATGCCTGCCATCATGAAACGCCACGCCACCGGCTCGGTGCAAGTCACCATCAAAGACGATCACTGGCACATGCGCACAGAAAACACCGTCGGTTATGCCACCGAGGCCGACATGAACCGCCGCGTCGAGTTCGCGCTCGATTCCCGCAAACGCTCCGCCCGCATCGCGAACAGCATCAAGCATCAAATCATTGCCAAGCTCAAACAGCGCGGCGTCACTTCCTAGCTTTTGCCTCCTGCCTCCTGCCTTTTGCCCTCTTCTTTATGCCCGACTACACCCCACTTCCCCACAAGCTCGAAGCCGCCTTCATTGCTTACCTATCCAGCATCCTCACCAGTATGGGACTCACCGGTTTGCAGGTGATCTCGGCGCATCAATCCGCCGCCAATCTCGAAACCCCACGCCTCGTCGTTGAATGCACTGGCACCACGCCGCGCATGATCGCGCTGCCAGGCTGGATGGATTGCGACATGTCCATCCACTACATCACACAGGATGGCAACCAAACCGCCGAGCAGCACAAGACCAACGCTGGCACCATCCTCTCCTGGCTGCATGACATCGCCGTCGTGCAGGCCGCGCTCGATGCCACCGACGACCTCTCTGTCCTCCTCTACCAGTGGCACTCCGCCCAGCTCAGCGAAACCGCCGACGACGGCACCCGCGCCACCGAGATGCGCTTCACCCTCATCGCCGCCGGTGCTTAAAATCTCCGGCTTTTGCCTCCTGCCTTGTGCCTCCTGCCTTGTGCCCTTCTTCACCTTTGACACCCCCACCACACTATTATGGCAGCGACAATCCTCGGCACCTCCAAACCCGTTTTCGGCATCACCGTTCAAAGCGGCATGATCCTTCGCACCGTCACCGATGCGTATTCGACGGAAAAAAAAGTCATCGTCAACGAAGCCGGTGAAAAAGGAGGCATCGTTCTATATGGTGACCAGCGCGAGATCACCCTCGAAGCCCTCGTGCCTTCGACCTCGGCCTTCTCGACGCGCATGGCAGCCGCCTTCACACTCTCGCAAACCACCACCGACTTTTATCGTTCCTCCGCCAGCGCCGGTTTTGGTGACATTATCCTTACCGGTGCCACGCAGACCTCCAGCAACGAAGCCGAGCAGACCTTCTCACTCACGTTCTGGTCATCTCCGTTCTTTGACTTCGCTGCCTAATCCGCAGCTTTCTCCCCGCCCCGTGCGGGTGCCGATCTCTCTCCCGGCACCCGCACTAACGGCGGCAACTTTTAATCCGAAGATATGTCCCAAGAAAACCTCACTCATGCCGCCCGTCCTCACTCCCTGAACGACACGCGGCTTTTTGCTGCCCTCGTCACTCTCGGCATTCAGCCTGCCGAAGGCCCCCAAATCTACATCGGCGAAACCCGCGACGGCACCCCGAAACAAACGTGGTATCTTGAACGCGAAAGCATCTGCGGCAAATACAAGACCAACGAGATGATCGCCGCTTGGAACGACCCGCAGTGGCATGAAGCCAATCCCGAGCACCCCCTCGCCTACATCAAGTGCGCGTTCATGAACATGGTGAGCTGCATCGACCACATCAAGCAAAACATGCCCATGCAAGTCATCCGTGGTCGCGGCGGCAAGCTCGGCCTCATCGGCCCGCACGATTCCAAGAAAGCCACCGAGCACATTTTGAAGACGCTGAAGCGGTGAACCAAGAGATCACCGACAACGGCTAGGTCGTTGCTCGGTGCATCGGACGTTCGCCTTTTGCCTTTTGCCTTCTGCCTTTTCCCTGCTCCGCCCGCATGCACACCCGCCGCGATGACTGCTTCACCATCATGACCGATCAGGATCTGCATGATCACCAATTCACCGCGGCGCATTACCACGGCAACTCGCATCTCGACTTCACCCTCCCACTCTCACGCCACGACCGCCGCTCCCAGAACACCGCACGCGGGCGAATGCTCCGCTACGTCGAAGACATCTGCGACCTCGGCAAGCTCAATGTCCGCTGGTTCAAAGATCATCCGCTGCAGCATGAGCTTAATGACAAGCTCACTCGTGCCCCCGGCTGGCGTCTCTGGCTCCCCACCGACTACCCCGCCGAATTCGCCGCCGAACTCACCGCCGAAAAATACGATCAAAGCACCGACGAGTGGATTCACAACGCCCAAAAATTCGGCCCCAACGACTGGCGCGACACCACCAAATACCTCGTCCTCTGGCTCCTCGAACACCTCAACCCCCTCCTCCTCGCCAACGGCATCCCCCCCGCCACACCCCCGCCGCCCGATGACCCCGACCACCCCACCCCACACTCCCGCGACTACATTCTAAAACCGTCGGGTAACGAATAAGATCATGGACGCCGCCTCACACGCTCCCGATTCACCAGAGATGGCCAGCGGCGTTCCATGCAGCGCTTTGTTAGGCGATTTGTTCCACGACCATTTTGCCGCAGACGTTGAAGCCACGGCACTCGATGAAACCAGATCAAGCACGGCTCGAAAGGACTCGTTGCACAGGTCTGAAATCGGGCAGCTTGTTTTTGTTTTCCGCCGCGCGGAATTGTCAGCGATCATCGCAAGACTTGATGCCGTTGCCCAAACTGAAACAACAACCTCCCACCCATCCACTTTGATTAAACTGCTGGAGTCCTATGAATCTCGTAAAACGTAAAATCAGCCCCACTAAATTCAGGCATCGGCTCGCGCAAGAAAGCGACGCCGCCCAATGGGTCTCACTCGGGCAATCAGTGACCGTGGATGGAATCAAGGATGTGGCATACGTGGCGGCTCCAGATTGCGAACATTTAAGAGAGCCGCTTTTGCGGTTGAAGTTCTCAAAAAATGTTCGCGCAAATGGGATGCAATCCCGAAGCCGCGTCTTCGGAACATTGCCGAGACGACCAATGCAACGCGCTGATTTTTGTTCGTGGGCAACAATCGAACGCGATGATCCCGAATTACATTCCGCGCTGCTGAAATTCGCTGAGCAAATCTTCAATGAGCAATTGAAGGAAAATCCGCTGCTCGCTAAGATGCAAGCAGAGGATGCCAAGACATTACATCCTGCTTATCAGTTTGGCTGCTACACCAGCGGAATCATCAACTTCAACAACCAACTTCCCTATCATTTCGATGCAGGCAATGTGCCTGGCCGTTGGAGTGCCATGCTGACATTCAAGCGCGGGTGCGAGGGCGGCGACCTTGTTCTGCCAGAAATCAACGCTGGGATACGCTTGGCCGATTCGTCATTACTTTTTTTCGATGGTCAGCGATTCCTTCACGGCGTCACGCCGTTCAAACTTGATGAAAAGGGGCATCGAATCACCGTTGTCTTTTACACCATGAAACAGATTTGGAAATGCCTGCCGCCGCAAGAAGAGTTGGAGCGAGCGCAGCAAAATGAAACCGCAAGAAACCGCACAAGAGCAAATGCACACTGAGCCACTCACCATCAACGGCCTGACGCTGAAAATCCGGCCAGATACGACGGACAAAACGGCGGCGGTCGAAGTCATCAAGACTCACGTCTATGACCGAGGCGGAATTACAATCGAGCCGGAGGACGTGTGGCTGGATGCGGGCGCAAATATCGGCTCTTTCTCACTGCTCGCGGCGTCGAAGGGGGCAAGGGTTTTAGCGCTTGAGCCTCACCCCGAAAACGTCGCCATGCTCAAGCAGAACGTGAGCGGTCGCAGCGTGGAAGTCATCGAAGCCGCCGTTGCCGTGGCGGGCGGCGAAGCCGCCCTCTTCGTCTGCAACGGCGATAAGAACAAATACCGGCACACGCTCGCGATCATTCGCGGACGGTCTAGCATCTCCGTTCAAGTGCTATCAATTCAACCGCTGCTTGACCGTGTGAACGCGGTCAAGCTGGATATAGAGGGCAGTGAAATTGAGATTTTAGAAGCCTGCGATTTCATCGGCATTCGCAAGCTGGTTTTTGAATACCACTTCGACCGTTGCCGGAGCATTCCGCGATTCCTCGCTATTTGCGACAGGTTGCGGGGGTTCCAGTTTGCTGTGAGTCACCCCAAGATGCCAGATTCCGACACGTTTGATTTTTACCCTGCGGCGGCAATCGTGCGATGCGTGAAATCGCCTAACAGTTAATTAAACCAACTCCGGCCTTGTGCCTTGTGCCTCCTGCCTCCTGCCTTCACCATGCACACCCGCCGCGATGACTGCTTCACCATCATCACCGATCAGGATCTGCATGATCACCAATTCACCGCGGCGCATTACCACGGCAACTCGCATCTCGACCTCACCCTCCCACTCTCACGCCATGACCGCCGCACCATCCACCTTGGTGGTCATCAATGCCGCCAGTGGGGGCTAAAGCTCCTCGAATTCGCCGAAACCTTCCGCCAATCTGCCATCACTTCCGATTACAGTATCTAACTCCAGTCTTTTGCCTCCTGCCTCTTGCCTTCTTCTAACTCCATGCGCTCCCTCTCCGCCAATTCTTACGCGATACTGCTGCAACACGACTGCCCAGGCATCGCTTGCGACATCGCCACCGGTGCAGATCGTCTCCGCGCCGCCGTGCTCTGGCACTTCGTCCACACCACCAGCATCGACGCCCTGGAGCGCATGGACGACGTGCAGTTCAAAGCCGCCTGCACGGCGCATGGCTACGCCCTGCCACCGCAAGAACTCCCCACCCTCTTCAAAGTGATGACCGCCGAGCTTCGCGCCGTCAACGACGCCTTCGTCGAGACTGAAACGGAGGGCCGCCCTTTGGAAATGACGACTCCGACGAGCCCGACTTCAACACCACCCTCGTCTGGCTCGGTGTGAGCCATGGGCATGATCCCCACGTCGTCGGCTGGCAGTGGCCCTTGAAACTTCTCCTGCGATTCCTGCATGCCGAACTGCGCAAGCAAGGCGTGCGCACCTACAAACTCACCGGACGCACTCCCGTCACACAAGCCACCCTCGATGCCCACCTCTCCGCCTTCCGTGGCGATCTCGATGAATGGGAACTGTGAGGGAGGGAAAGGCGAAAGGCAAAAGGCAAAAGCTCAGACTCCTGCCTCCTGCCTCTTGCCTCCTGCCTTCTGCCTTCCCTCTTTTGCCTTGTGCCTCCTGCCTTCTGCCTTGTGCCTTCTGCCTCCTGGCTTCTCCCCCACCTTTGACAAACCCACCCCATCATGGCTAAAGCAGTCGTCGAGATTGATGCTTCTACCGCTGGCTTCGACGCGGCGGTGGCATCGTTGCCTGAGAAAATGAACCGCGCCGGTGCGCAAGTAAACAAAGCGGGTAATTCCTTTACGCGGAATCTAGGCGGTGCCGCCATGCAGTTTCAAGACATCGCCGTTCAGCTTCAATCCGGCACCAAAGCCAGCATCGTTTTCGCTCAACAGGGGTCACAATTGCTCTCTGCCTTTGGTGCGGGCGGTGCGATTGCAGGCGGTGTGATTGCGATAGGTGGGGCATTTTACACCATGGGTGAAGATGCGCGAAAGGCTTTTGATGATGCCAAGATTTCTGCTGCTGCGTTTGATGCAGAGTTGAAACTGATTAGTGCCGGAACCATCCCTGAAATGTTGGCTGGCATGAGTAAATTGGACGAACGCGTCCAGGGTTGGACGTCTGAACTTGGCAATCTAAATGGTGCTTTTTCTTTTGGTGCTAATATCGCGGATGTTTTTGGTGGGCCATCAGTTGAAGAGCGAATGAGTCTAGCGGGTGAACAGTTGAATGCTCTTGGCACGAAACGAGTTGAATTGTTAAACCAAATTCTTTCACTTTCTGATCAAGAGGCATCCATTGCGAAACTGCGGGCTGCTGGCGAAAAAGAATTAGCTGACGAAAAAGAGCGTGAACTCAAACTGGCCCGTGAAATCGCTAAGATTAACACTCTCGCGATCCCTCGTTTTGCGCGTGATCAATTAACTGCCAATGCCACTGCGATATCGGAAGCTGGAAAGCCACAACCGCAATCGCAGAGCATGTTTGACCGCGCACTCGGTGGGGTCTCATCCTTCCTCGGCTCCAATGCCGCTCCCTTCAAATCCGCGCTCGCTGCCAAGCTCAACGACGAAGCCAGCAAGTCATCCGCCAACACCACCTCCCTCGCGCGCGCTGCCTTTTCTCCGCTGCGTGGTGATGCTGACATCTCCACCGGTCGCGGCCGCAGTGTGAATCCGCTTGTGCAGAATGCCTCCAAGCAAATCGCCGAGATGACGAAGCAAACCAACCTGCTCAAACGGCAAGCCGATGCCCTCGGCGATTCCAACAAATACCTCGGCAGCATCGAGAAGATCGTCAGCAAATTCAAATCCACCCCCATTTATAACTGATGGCCTCCACGAAGCTCGGCGTCATTGAAACGATCATTCCCGGAGCGGAAGTGCAGGTCACCCGCACCGGCGTCACCTACACGCTGCCGAAGTCCATGGCCACGGCGGTCGCGCTCGATCCCACGCGGCATCCGCCCATCGGCACGGTGCTTCAAATCATGGGGCACATCACCGCCCTTGAGTCCTATGGCATCACCTCGGAGGAAGGGGGGGTCGCTACCGTGAGTTACAACTACGTCGGCACCAATGCCACCGTAGACACACCGGCTGGCGATGGTGCCCCTGCCCTCCCGCCGTATTCCTTTTCACAGACACCCCCCGCTCGTTATGATCTCGATGCCACCACAGAAGCGGTGAGCATCCTGCGTCATTACCGGTTCAATAGCATCACTGATGCAGATCGAAATATACTCGGTAGGATGATTCAAGAAGGTGTGATTGATGCTGAGGGTTTTGATCTTAGTCAATCACTGTCTTTAGACCCGAAGACGCTAGAAATGTCAGCGTTGATCAAGGCTGGAACGGTCTCGTATGAAGCGCCTGCGCTGATCTGGCGCAAAACCACCTTCAATGCAACATGGTCGAATGTCCTGCTTCCCGGCTTCATTATTGAGCCTCCTGGCCCCTGCCCTGACATTGATGGCAACTGGATTCTTGCCGGTTTCACCGGCACCGGCTACGAAGACTTCGCCGAATCCCTGACGGCAACTTACAAGTCCTCCATCCGTGGTGAAGATTGGAATAAAACACTTTACGCACGATGATCGACACGCTGCCTATGCCGCGTGTCGGCGACACGATCAAAGCCGAGCACATCGCCGCCATCAGCCGTGCGCTGAAGAAACGCACGCCGCGCAATTCGCCCACGGTCAAGGTGCATGAGACAGCGGACGGTTTTTATTTAGACGCTGAGTCGGTAGCAGCGGGCGGTAAAGCATCGCCTCCCTTCACCTTTCCCGGTCAGATACTAGCGGACATTCCAGCCATCGTGAAAGGTGGCACGGTCAATGGTGTGCCGGTGACCAATGGCACCGATGCTTTACCAACGGGAAAGGTCGCCGTGTCCACCATCGGCACGGTTTATGCCTACCTCGAAGTCACGATCACCAAAAGCACCACCGCCTCTGGCTATGTGGTGGGGATCGCGTCCATCACCACCGCCATCATGAAATCGGCTGGCAGTGTGCCTGCTAACACCTCGACCGTATTGTGTCGTCAAGTCGCTTCGTTCTATAACGGAAAAAAACTCACGCAGGACATCAAAACAAGCATGGAGGTCGCCATTCGTGGATACAATGCCACGGGCGATTTCCTGACATTCTGGGGGCAAGCATGATGTTCATCGAAGAACAAACGCTGCCGAATGTGTATCTCAGTGTTCTTTACACTGATTACCCCGATGGTGGAGGCACCATTACCGACGACAAAGGCGTTTTTCAGGTGGGAGATATTGGCGGCACCAATCAAGTGTTTGGCTTTCAGCCGTGGTCGATTCGTGGTTACGGCATGGGTGCTCAGAAGTATGACGCAAGCCACGGAGGCCCCTATGAAGACTATCAGACTTTAACACTGACGAATCTCTGCGATAAAATGCCGATGCAGTGGACACTGACGATTCAGCTCCTCGACCTGGACACCTACACCACCACGACCCGCATGGACACCGTGACCGTGACCACCACGACGACTTACACCCTGCGAGTGGCAAGCGGTGTCACGAATCAAAGCCTAAGCGTCATTGCCGAATACTTTGATAGCCCCGTTTGACATTCGCGCTTCCGCGTGGAAGCCACAATCTACGTCAACACAAGCGTTAAAAAAGCCACGAGCACCCTTTCTGGTAGCGTGCCGCCAAGTGTGCCTGTCGTGCTGCAAACGCACCTGAAGCTGACGACATATTTCTTTGCCACCGGTGCATCTCCCGCACTGCTCTCTGGTGCCACGTTTCGCGTCGCGCTTAAAGACAAGCTGACGCCCTCCGGATCCGTGCTCGCGCTCCTGAGTGCCGCTACGGCAACGGGTGCCACCTATTACGAATTTGAGTGGACGAGTGTGGATTCCGCCGCCCTGCGCACCCTCATCGGTGACGCTGAAACCTGCGAAGCCGTCCTCGACATTGAATGGACAATAGCCACCACCATCGAGCGTGTGCAGATCCCCGTGGTTATCACAAACTCATGGCTCCGCACCGCCGACGCCGCCCCCGACTTCCTCCAATTCGCCACCACCATCACCGCCCTCGGCTACATGCGCTTCGTGACTTCCGACGGCACCGTCTATCACCTCGGACTCAACACCGGCGAGCCTCCATCCTCATGATTCGCCTTCTTCTCATTCTTCTCCTCGTCTCCCTGTCTCCCACTCTCCGTGTCTTGGGCCAGACCATCGGCCAATACGAACTCCGCAAACGCACCTCCACCGGCTTCACCAGCTACGGCGTGACTCTCTCCAACGGTCAAGTCCTCGGCCAAACCGCTGGCGTTCCCGCTGCGATCACCCTCACAGGTGGTGCATGGGGTAGCATCACCGGAACACTGAGTTCGCAGACGGATCTGCAAACCGCGCTCAATGCCAAGGTATCCACTTCCAACACCTCCGCCGGTGGCTTTGGCACCGCCGATTCGGGCAAATTACCGGTGTTCAACAGTTCAGGTGGTTTGCAGGCCAATGACCTCGTCATCTATACTAGTCCACAAAACAACCCAAACACAGGTCTATCATCCACCGCCGTTTGTTTTCGCGATACCGAAGGCGACCTCGGACAGCTCACCATTCCTGATCTCACCAATACACGCACGTGGACGTTACCTAATGTAACTGGCACACTTATCACCACTGGCGATGTCGGCACCGTCACCAGCACGATGCTCGCTGGCAGCATTGCCAATAGCAAACTTGCCACCGACCCACTCAATGCGTCGAACCTCACCAGCGGCACCGTCCCCACGGCTCGACTCGGCAGTGGCACGGCCAACAGCTCCACGTATCTTCGCGGGGATAACACCTGGGCCACCGTCACCGGCGGCGTTACCAGCATCACCGGCACAGCGAATGAAATCACCGTCACTGGCACCACGACACCGACGCTCTCGCTGCCGAGCGCGCTCACCTTCACCGGCAAAACGATCACCGGCGGCACGTTCAGCAGCCCCACACTCACCACTCCTGCCCTCGGCACCCCGAGCGCCATCGTGCTCACCAATGCCTCCGGCTCCCCGACTGGCATCAGCCTAACGAAGGCACAACTCAACACCATCGTCAGCGATGACGATCCCGCCTATGTGAGCACAGCGAATACCTTTTCCGCCGCGCAGACGATCTCCGTCGCAGGTGCTAACTCCACACCACCGCTTTATTTAACGGGTGCACTCAATGTCGGTGGATCGGCGACGACGACATTCCCTCACATCTTCCACCAACCCACGGGTGCAACAGCAGCCACCACATGGAGCAGTGGGGCGAACGCTGGCACGGTGTTCGGAGCGAATGAAGCAACGGGGTTTACTGGTAATTTCTTTGACGGCAAGGTGGCAGGAGTCACCACCTGCAAAATCGTCGGCTCCACGGGTGCCATGAGCGTTTACACTTACAACGGCATCAATTGGGCGGTCTATGACAGCGTCGGCGGCACGCTCCGCTCCTATGAACAAGGGGGTCGTTGGTTTGCAACGGATGGCTTTACCACGACGAGCAGTGGCCTCTCAATGCAGGATACCTATTCTGGAATCCGTCTACGCAATAGTTTCTGGATTGGGTGGTCTGCGGATAGCAATTATTACGGCACAAATGATTTGATTCTTGGCCGCGACGCGGCAGCGACGCTGCAACTAGGCGCTGACCACGCCACCACGGCAACCAACCAACGCATCAAAGCACACGATGTAACAACCGGCACAGGTGCCAGTCTCACTCTCAGCGGTGGCACGGGTAGCGTGGCAGGTGGTTCGGTCATCATCGCCACTAGCGCCACCACAGGGGCACCAACGGCACGCGTCACCGTCTCAGCCACGGGGGGTATCACGATGGGATCAAACGGCACAGCCTTCACGCAGATCAAACGCGCCACCTGCACCCTCGTCGCAGGCACCGCCACGATCTCCGACACCGACACCACCGCCAACACGCATGTGAGTATCATGGTCTCGACCTCCGCTGGCACCATCGGCACTGGCTACACCGTCACCGTGAGTGCCGGAACGGGCTACACCATCACCGCCATTGGCTCCGTGCTCGAAACGTCCACTCTCGTCCTGAAAGCCACGCATTTTTAACTCATGAAAACTCTATTCATCTCTTTTGCCTTTTGCCTTTTGCCTCTTGCCTCCGGCCTCGCTCAAACCAGCGCCCAACTCGCCGCCGATCTCCAAACCACCGACGCTGCTCACTGGCCCGCCATTCAAGCCCTCCTCATCGCGCAACGCGACGAATTGACCGCCGCGCACCTCGCCTCACTCACCACCGCCAGTGCCGACTTCAAAACGAAAGTCGCCACCCTCACCACCGAGCGCGACGCCGCAAAAACTGAACTCGCTGAACTCAAGCAGCGCATCGATACCGTTCTCCAAACCCAGCTCACCGAAGAAATGAAAACCGGCGACGGCCCGCGTGCACAGCTCTTACGCGCATTGATCGAACAGGCTGGGAAGTCTGATGCTGAACTCAAGCTGGAAGCTGCCAAAGCCGCCGAAGCCGCCGCCATCAAAGCCCGCCAAGAAGCCGAAGCCGCCCTTGATAAATAACGCCATGAGTCACGACGAATCCAGCGCCATTGAAAGCATGCGCCAAACGATCAAATGGCTGATCGGTGGCATCGTCGGACTTCTCAGCGTCGCCTTTGCGGTGGGCGCATGGGTGGCACTGCAAGAAGCCAAGATTGCCAATCTTCAAGACGCTGACCGCTCTAGCATTGCCGATCGGGGTGATCTACGTGGGCAGTTGCACGGTCAATCTGAATTGCTCAACACACTCCGTCAGGACACCGCCCTCCAAAACCGTGACCTGCAATACATCCGCGAGAGCGTAACGAAAATCGAAAAGATCATCACTAAGCCGTGAGCATTGACACCACTGCCTGTTCATGAAAACCGCGTTGATCCTCGCATGCTGCATGCTCACCAGTTGCTCCGCTCTCACCTCATTCGTCATCGCTAATGAGCCTATGATCGAAGAAGGCATCGTCTATGGCACCCGCCTCGCTGTCCGCGCTGGCACATCACGTCTCAATGCCGCCGCGAAAAACCCCGTCAACGTGCAGCCTTGAAGCCACCCAATTATTTTCCTCTCATCCGCAATCGCACATTCCGCAATCTCATGAAAAAGAAATCTTGGAAAACCACTCTCGGCGGCATCATCTCCGCTGCTGCCCTCCCCGTCAAAGGCATGGTGCCTCCCACCTGGTCATGGGTCGGTGATGCCATGCTTTCTCTCGGTGCCCTCCTCATCGGCCTCGCTGCCCGCGACAACAGCGTCACCAGCGAGCAGGCAGGCATCAAGTAATTGAACAAGGGAGCGCGGGCACTCCTGCCCGCTTCATTAAATAAAACCATGGCCCTCGCCCTCGGCATTCTCTTTGCGGTCTTCGCGTTGAGCATGTTTATCGCCTGCGCCACCTTTCGCGCATGAGTGCCACTCTCGCAGATCCCCGCAGTGAAGGCATTATCGCCACGCTGCATCCTCGCTTGCATGATCTCGCTCGCGACTTTGTGAATGCCGCCGCAAAAGCGGGGATCACGGTTAAGCTTATTTCAGGACTTCGCACCTACAACGAGCAAAATGCGCTCTACGCCAAAGGGCGCATTACTCCCGGCAAAAAAGTCACCAATGCGCCCGCCGGTTACAGCAACCACAACTTCGGCATCGCGTTCGATATTGGCATCTGGAAGGAGGGTCAATACCTCGACGACTCGCCACTCTATCGCCAAGTCGCCCCGCTCGCTAAAACCCTTGGCTTCGAGTGGGGTGGCGATTGGAAATCATTCGCTGATGAGCCACATTATCAGTTTCGTCCAGGGTGGGCCACTGGCATGACTGAGAAACTGATGCTCACTGAACTCCGCCGCCGCAAAGATAGCGGGCGCGATTTTTTCGCATGAGAGCAACCCATTCCAATCTCCCGCACGATGTGGCACGTTGTGATGGCGTCGGTGATGCCATCAATGGCTGGAGACAAGGCTGCGAAGAATGCTTACGGCGGACAGCGCCACGACTTAGTGGGCGGCATGTAGCCTTAATTGAACCGCCTTTGATCCTCGCTTTTGAATGCGAGTATCTTATCGATCCGCCCGCCAGCTCGCGTTAATCTCGTCATCCTGTGGGATCAGGTGCCCATAATGCGTCTGCACCGTCACCAGTTCGTCCCCGAGCCATTTCGCAACCTTGTAGAGCGACACCCCCCGCGACACCAGCAACGACGCAAACGTCCGGCGGAGATCGTGAAACGTCACCGCCAGTCCGCACCGCTTCACAAGTGCATCAAATGCTTTCCTGAAGTCGTAGCGATATCGGTATTTCCCATGCTTCACCGTCGGTGCCAGCATAAACGGCTGATGCAATCCATAGATATCACGCAACCATTCCCGCAGCTCCGCCGTCATCGGCACCGTGCGGTTATCCCTATCCTTCGGCTGAAACGTCGCCGTCGCCTGGATGTGAATCAGCCCCTCATCCAGATCAAACCATTCCGGCCGCGCCTCGATGATCTCCAGCTTGCGCAGCCCAGCGTGCAACGCGCAGAAAATCGCGAACTTCAGTCCCGCATCAGCACACTCATCGAGCACCCGCCGCGCATCGGCTGGCATCAGAAAAACCTTTCGCTGCCGCATCTTCAGCTTCGGCACTTTAATCCCGCTCGTTGGATCTCGCGCCACTATCCCCTGCTCGACCATCCACCCGAACCACCACCGCACCTGGTTTAAGTAGCTGACCGCCGTATGCGCATGCCGCTTCAGCCTCTCCTCGAACCATCGCCGCACCGCCGCCGCGCCGATGTGCCTCGGCATCGCCGCCTCGGTCTCACGCGCAAACTCTCGCAGCACATAGCGCCGCGACTTCAACGTCGAATCCGCCAGCCCATCCTTCCGTTTCGCCGCAAGGTATCGCTCGATTTCCGCCGCGCATGTCTGCGCCTCATCCCGCAATCGCGGCCCCTCCCGCCTCCTCACCAGCTCCGATTCCTTTATTGCCTCGCTCAAATCCCGCGTCCCCAAAGACACCCGCTCCTGCTTCCCACCCGACACAGGAGTCCATCGCAGCCACCACGTCTGCTTCCCCTTCTGCTGATAGAGTCCGGCAGGTATGCTTTTCAAAGTATGCTAATTCACGCAGAAATAGCACAAATAGCAACATCAACAGCCCTCCTTCCAAGGGTAACTATGGTCGGGCTGGCGAGATTCGAACTCACGACCTCTTGCACCCCATGTAGGAGGGCTGTGGGTGTGGGGTGTTGAGGGTGTGTGATTTGTGATGGGGTATGCTTGAGTGGGGTATGCTAATGGGTGATTTATTTGGTTGGCGATTGATGAAAGGTGGTGTTGTTTGGGGGATGGATTTTCAAGCATGGGGCGGCGTTTTTATGATGTTTTGGGCGATTGTGTTGATCGCTCTGGCGGTGTTGGCAGTTTTGATGCCCTACTTCGTTTATTGCATCGTGCGGCACCTTGAACGGATGCGGAAGATTATGGAGCGATGGGAGCAGTGGCAGCGATCGCAGCGGGATTGATTGAAGAAGCGGACAGGAGTGTCCGCGCTCCCTTTTTTTAGTGGTTAGGCATTGACATCGGTGGGTCTGTATTATGGCCTTGAAACCGGTTACGTGTTCGGGTGATGCGAGTTCGCTGAAGCAGCGAGTTCTAACTCTGACAAAGAAATTAAAGCCGGGGCAGTGCTATGTCGTGACGGATGTGGCGGATGAATTTGGGGTGGCGAAGGAGTCTATCATGCAAGCAGCGAAGAAGATGAAGTGCTATGCGTTGCGTTCTGGTGTGCGTGGGGTTTTGATGCGTGGAGTGCTTGTGAATCCGGCGCATGTGGGGGTGAAGTCATGAGCTTGCGCAAGACGAAAATCGCGACGCCGGAGGAAGTGCAGCGGCTTGCATTCGAGGCCTCGCTGAGGGGAATGCGGGGTGAACGGGATGAGGCGCGGCGGCGGGTGACGGTGATGCAGGGGGAGTTGCAGGCGCTCCAAAAGCGTTTTGACCAACTGGCGTCGGTGCGCGCTCCGTTTGTGTCTGCGCCGTTTGTGCGTGATGTGCGTGGTGGGGCGCAGGATCAGGGGGTGTCGCTGGTGACGTGGAGTGACTGGCATGTGGCGGAGAAGGTGGATAAACGGCTGGTCGATGGGCGGAATGCGTATTCGCCGGAGATCGCGGAGAAGCGGGCGGCGGCGTGTGTGGCGAGCACGATTCGCATTCACCGGCATCTGGCGAAGTCGTATGCGGTGCCGGAGATGGTGCTGTATCTAGGTGGGGATTTCATCACGGGGTATCTGCACCCCGAGCTGGAGCAAACAAATGCGATGGGACCGGTGGAGGAAGCGCATTTTGCACAGCGGCTGCTGGCCTCGGCGTTGGATGAACTGGCAGGTGAGAAGACGATCAAGCGACTGCGGGTGGTGTGTATGCGTGGGAATCACGGCCGAACGACGAAAAAAATGCAGTTTAAGAATGATTACGAGACCTCACTCGAATCGTTTATTTACTGGACGCTGGCGGATCGGTTCAAGGCATCGAGCAAGATCGTGGTCGAGGTGCCACGTGCGGATGTGCATGAGTTTGAAATTGTGAAGGATTGGCTGCTGCGGGTGTTTCACGGGCACCAGGTGAAATACAATGACGGCATCGGTGGGCTGACGATTCCTCTCAATAAATGGGAGTCGAAGATGGACCGCACCTTGCAGGCGGACTTTAACCTGATGTGCCACTACCACACCTACATGCTGCCGAATCCGCGCACGATCTTGAATGGATCGCTGAAGGGGTGGGATGAGTATGCGCGGTCGCATGGTTTCCCGTTTCAGGAACCGCTCCAGGCGTTTGCGCTGCTGGATGTGAAGCGGCGGATGGTGGCGCAGCACTTACCCATTTTCTGCGCATGAAACTTCACCCTCACCTCTCAGTGCTGGATGAAGCGGACGAGGCGACGAGTGGCGAGCGGCGGCGGGATTATGGCACGGCGACGGCGAATCATGAGCGAATCGCGAGTGGGTGGAATTGGTATCTTGATGCTAGGCCGGTGAAGCATGCGCCAATCACCGCACTGGATGCGGCGATGATGATGATCGTGCTGAAGATTGCGCGGTCAGTGCATCGGCCCAAAAGGGATAACTTTGTGGATATTATTGGCTATGCGAAGTGCGGGGCTCAGATTGCGGGGTTTGAGCCGGAAGGGGAAGAAGGCACAAGGCAAGAGGCACAAGGCAAAAGTGCCGAGGGGGTGCAGAGATGAGCCGGACGATCACGGTGATACGACGGAAGCTTGGGCGTCACCGTGCATTAGGGCAGGCGGATGGGGCGGGCACCATTGAGATAGATGAACGCCTGAAAGGAAGGCCGCATTTGGAGATACTGATTCATGAATTTCTGCATGAATGGGAGTGGCTGCTGCCCGAGGTGATCGTGGCGAGCTTAGCAAAGAAGCTAACACGTTTTCTACACAAGAATCGTGTCAGGGTGATCGAGCCTGATGTGGAGCCGGTGATCGGGGAGTGATGCCGGAAATTTTCACAGGAGATAACGGAGGAAAGGGAGACTGAAAAAAAGATTTAATTGATGTATTGACATTAATTAGACCGCTATTAAGATCACCTCGTTCGCAACACGAACCCGACCGGGCGGCACCCGGAACCTCATCAAAGAATACAAGATCATGAACATCCATCCTGCCACCGCCAAGAAGATCAAGAATCTACCAGCCCCCAAGTCGCCGCTTAAAGGACTTGGCTTCGCTCGCGAAAGCTTCGATTTCAACCTGAACAACAAGATCGCAGCGGAGCTTTGGGCTTTAATCCCATCGAGCCATAAAGACGAAGTCGGCAGCCGTCGCAGTGGCGGTTACTTTTCCTGGTCGAAGGTGATCTCTCCCGAAGCGGCGAAGGCCTCCGCCAAAGTGATCGCCGCGATCCATGCCGATGAAAATGCGAAGCGCCGCGCCCGCGAAGAAAAGGCCGCTGCGAAAGAAATACGCGACATGAAAAAGGCGCGCGCCAAGTGGCTTGCCGCCGAAGTGGTGACGAAGGATTTGATCAATGCCTACACCGATAAGGTCGGCGACGAACAGACGATCATCTTCGGTGCGAAACGCACTTCGGCCTCGATGACTTTGACGGAAGCGAAGGCAGCCATCCTCGCTGGCGCTGAGTCGATGCAGCCCTATGAGATCGCCCGTCGTGCAGCTTTCCGCATCGTGCCTTCCTCTGCCTCGCCTCGTGGCCCGATCAAGGTCAATGCCGTGAAGCTCGAAGAATCCGAGTTGACGAATGAGGAAATTCGCGAGTTCATCGCGCTCGCCGATGGCGCCATGCATCCCTTCGCGGGCCGCGCCGTCGAACTCAAAAACAAATCCGGCCTCACCTGGAACCAGATCGAACTCTCATGAATCGCGAGCAACAAATCATCGCACTCGCCCTCGCGCAGGCACGTCGCATGCGCGATCAGTATGGGACGCCACAGATTATCGGTCTCAGCATCTACGCGAGCGATGCGGATCTCCGCCAGCTCCGCCCCGAGGATGGGCCGGATGCCACCGCAGCGCAGCAACGTCGCATCACGGATGCCGTTGCCGCCGCGCTTCGCGGCGACGGTCATCTCGTGAAGCTCGTCACATTGAAAGCCGCTGAGTATTTGAAGTGGCTCACCGAAACTGGACAGATCAATGATGCCTCGATTCGAGCCAAGTGGATCAATCTCCAAACCACCAAGTCATGAGTGAAAAACCAAATCCTGTCGGACGGCCGCTGCTGCCGGAGAACAAAAAAGCGTCTTCGCAAATGCAGTTTCGCGTTTCAGGCAAACGCAAGGCCGCCTATGTGAAGGCCGCGAACAAAAAACAGCAGACTCTCGCTGCCTGGTGCTTCGAGAAACTCGACGGCGCCGCTGGCTACCAGGGCGATTGAATCGCTGTAACTTCACAGGAGAGAACGAAGGTAACGGATAGATGAGCCGGAAAAGTGTTGACTCAATGGTTATTTAGCACTGCGCAAGAGGCAAGAGGCAAGAGGCAAGAGGCAAGAGGCAAGAGGCAAGAGGCAAACAAATGGCGCGCGTCGATGATGTTGGTTAGTCTTAGCCGACTTTGCGTTTGCGCTTTGTGGCGACGCAGGGGGTGGGTGATTCGGCGACCTTGAGGCTGTCGTGAATGACTGTTTTGAGCATGGGCGGCATCGGCAGCGGGACAATGTTGGCAGTCGAAGTTTTCACCGCAGGCGAAGCAAGGGAAGGCGATTTTGAAGGGACATTTACTGCACATGCATTATTTTTTTCTAGCGTGGGGGTTGGTTGTTTTTCGTTCACGAAATGGGTGAAGCTGATGCCTTTATCGTCAGCGATCTGTTTTACGATGCCTGGAATGTCGTGCTCGGCAGCGCGGAGATCGACGAGACCGATGCGCATGCAGAGCCGCATGATGTCGGCTTTACTCATCCCGGTGAGCTGCTGCACTTCATCGACCTGCTGAAGCAAGTCGTGAGGGAGTGCGATGGGGATGGGCTTGGTTTTCATGAGCCACCATCGCTCACAAAATGAGGGATTAAATAAGAAATGTATATTTTTACATTGACTACATATACGTTTCGTATATTGTCGCCCCATGAGCAACAACGAGATCATCGCAGGCAACTACAAAGCAACCGTGAACCAAATCACCGACGGGTATGGCGACACTGCTTTCCGCTGCCGCGTCCTATGCATGACCGGCACGCATTCTGAAGGCGATGTGCTGTTCCTGAAAAACTACGACACCGAGCGTGCTGCCTTCGCTGCTGCTCGCCGTGAACTGAAGAAGTCCGCTTAACCATTCAAAAAAATATGAGCCAAGAGAGCAACGACGAGAGACCCACGACCAAGGTGCTGCTGCAACTGACGGATGACCTCAATACGGAGGTGCGCAGAACGGCCGCAGACTTGGGACTGAGCCTGCAAAACACGATCCGACTAAGCCTTGAGCGCGGTCTGCCGATTCTGCGCAGTCAGTTGCTCGCACCGCCGGTGATGGCTGCCTGAGAATTTCGAACCGGTGTGAGCCGGGGACGGGAGAAAAAACACAACACATGAAGGAGATGATCATGACAACCCAACAAACGAAGGAGCTGAAGGCGGAGCTGCGAAAGGAGGCGGCGTGAGTGCGCTTAACGAACTGAGGCGGGTAGGAGTGCCCGCGCTCCCATCGGTGGAGATTCTACAACCGGCGAAGCATGGCTACGTGGTGGACATTCAAGATGGGACACGGCGGACGCAGGTGCGGGTGTTTGAGTTTGAGGAACAGCCGTTTCAAGGCGGGATGGTGGAGATGCCTGTGGTGCTGACGGTGCCGGTGGCGATCCAGCGATTCCGTGAGGCAATGGAGGCTCTGCGGGAGTCGATATCGAGGCCGGAGGCTGAGACGGAGCGGACAGGAGTGTCCGCGCTCCCTTCGGAGATGGGAGAAACTTTTAACCTAGGAGGAACTAAATCATGAGTGATCGGACACAGCGAATGGATGGCGACTGCTGGCAGGGCGGACGGATGGCGAATGGTCGGCATCATGAGTTTTTGAAGCCAGTGATGGAGAGGGTGAGTATCTCGGCGGCGGATATTTGTGCAAGTGATGGCAAGTGGCTGCTGGCAGCTGCGGTGCTGAATACGCTGGCGGATGACCTGGCACTGACGTGCGCGGCGGGATGGTGGGCGGAGCATCCGCAGGAGATGGCGGGGAAGTGCGACGCGGCGGATCGGTTGTTGCGTGAGTTGCGCAGCCCGCAAGTGGCGGGGCTGTGTGCGCTGGTGACGGATGGGACGCGTGGCCGGATTGAGGTGGGATGGGGGTGGATGATCCGTCTGGCCCGTGGGCGTGTGGGGACGCTGCGGATGACGGGAAGACGACTGGGTATGCATGCCGTGAGTGAGGCACTGAGACTGCCGAGTTTTTCGGCGGGTAAGGTGCAGAAGCGCAAGCCTGAAGCAGTGGAGATCGACCTGACTGGAATGCCGCCGGTGCGGATCAATGGGAAATTCAATTCGGCCTATGGCCGTGAGCGATCCCGCCGACTGCGTGAAGCGGGTGTGTGTGTGGACTGCCGTGTGCCTTTGCCTGTGAAGTGGCACAAAACTCGATGCAAGGCATGCGGTGAAGTGATGGCGAAGATCAAAGCAGACTCACGCCGCCGCATGAAGGAGGTGGAGGTATGAGTGCGGCTTTGTGGGAACACGCGCCTGCGACGCGGGAGATTAAGCTGGCACCGGTGCGGGCGATTCTGCTGGCACGGGAGAAGATGGCGGACTGGCAGAAGATCATTGGCCACTGCGATGCGTTGATCCTGATGCCGGATGTGAGTCCGGCGGACAAGATGACGCTGGGCCTTGAGCGTATGGCGGCGAGTGTGGGGAGGCTAGCGTGTGAGCGCATCATCACAGAGGCCGAGGCGGAGAGTGCGCGGCAGGTGGGGAAACTTCAACACAAATGGGGGTGGATGCTGTGAAGAAGGAACTGACGCCGGAGCAACGGGAGCGGCGACGTGAATACTATCTTCAAAACAAGGCTGCTTTTAAAGCGCGTTATCTCAAAAATCGTGCCCGTTTAAACGCCCGCTCAGCGGAACGCAGATCTCGTGATCCCATGCGTTTTTTGATCATTAGAGCATGGAGATCTGCGCATCCAGAACGGAACAAGGAACACAACATCAAAGCACAGGATAAATTCCGCCGCCGTGCTCACGCCCGCAAGATTTTTCAACTCGCTGCGGCTTCGGCTGCGGTGGGTGAACTGAAAACCAAAACACAAACCAACAAGATAGCTGCATGAAAACACTGACCGTTACAAATACACAGAGCAAACTGAACCAAATCAAAGACCTGTTTCATCAAGGGGTGCAAGCCTGGGTGAAGGCGGGAGAGATCATTGTCGAGGTGATCGACGATGAGGGGCTGTCGCTGGAGGAAATCAATCACCATCTGGAGATGCCGCTGGATGTGCTGGCGACGTTGGAGAAGATCGGGCGCAAGCAGGTGAATCCGCAGTTGTTGCTGTCGGACTATCCCGCTGCCCGCCATCTGGAGCGGCTGCCAATGAGTGAGCAGGAGCGGCTGATGCTGGAGCCGGTGGATGTGCTGCTGCAAACGGGCGGCACGACGGACATGATCAAGGTGCAAGTGCAGCACATGACGCGGGAGCAGGTGAAGCAGGTGTTTGCGCGCAACTACATCCGCCCGATCCACGAGCAGCGCGCATGGATCGAAGGCCAGCGCAAGGTGGTGCCGTCGATCACCCAGCAGGACATGCCCTATGAGGTGAATCAACGCCGTCACACGGTGCTTTTTCGGGCTGGGTGTGAAGTGACACGCGCCGAACTCGCCCGGCTGGTGGCGCAACTCCAGGACTGACCATGAGACATGAATCGAATCATACGGGCGATGAGATGACGGCGGCGCTGTCGGGGATGCATGCGGGGTCGATCCCGATGTTTCAGCGGGCGGTGGTGACACCGGATGCGGAACTCGATGCGAAGCTGCGGGAGGAACTGCTGTGGAAGTCGCTGGCGAAGCTGACGAAAGAGGAGGCACAAATCGTGGTGGCCGAGATCACGGCGAAGGCGCGGGAGCGCATGAGTGAGCGGGAACGGCGTATTTTGCAGTTCCTGCAAAAGGTGTTCGCGTTTGCCCTGGTGCCTGCGCCGTGTGCCGTGAAAGTGATGGGGATGGCGTATGCGCTCGACCTCGGCATCACGATGGAACTGCCGATGGCGGCAATGGCGCGGCGCATGGGGGTGACCCGAGCGAGCCTGTCGAATGCGGCGTGGAATTACTGCCGCCAAAATGACTTGGAGCCTTCACGCTGGATGCGTGGTGAGGAATCGGCCAAGGCCAGCCGGAAGGCACGCGAGAAATTCTGTGAGACGAACAACGAACCCAAGAAACGCTAATTATGAGTGATCAAGTCGAAGTTATGATGGCTGAAGAGGCCGAGATTCGTGAACTGCATGCGGAGGTGGCCGAGGGGCTGGACCTACTGCGGGAGAATGTTTGTGAAGTGGCGCGCAAGGGTGCGGCGATGGGGCAGCACATCGCAGGCTGGAAGAAGCACGCGCATGTGCGCACCGATGAGGAATTCTGGAACAAGCTGCGCAAACTGGACGCAACGATCCGCGAGGATGTGGTGCGCTTTGCGCTGCGGAGCCTGCAAGCGCAACGCAAGTGCGCGTTGCTGGATGATGCGAGCCAGCTCACGTTTGCCCTGGCACTGCCGGGTGAGGATGCGGCGGCGGAGCGCGGTGTGCCACAACGCCGGGAGAGCAATGAACTGCTGCTGCTGACGAATGCGTGCCAGCGGACGCTCGGCTTCATCCGCGAATGGCAGGAACGCGAGCCGATGAGCCGCTGGCCTGCGAGTGTGAAGCAGAGCGTGCGCGAGACGCTGGAACCGCTGGTGAAGCTGTATGCTGAGGTGGGTGCGTGAACGGGGAGGTATCCCACGGAGACCGAGGGCGAAACCTGAATGCAAACCAAACCCACAAACAACCCTAAACTTAACAACACGGCGGGTCTCCGTTGGGATCACCGTCTTGTTAGCCCTCTTTGAATTATCAGACGACCATGAAAACAGTGAAAAAGATAAACGCTAACGGCACAATGAGCAACCTTGTCGGGTTGTGGGCAGTGATCCGAAATGAAGAAGGAAAAATCAAGAACACGGTATTCGTCTACGGAAAAGCCGACGATGAACACTTCTTGGTTCAGGCCATCTCCGCGCTCAGTGGAGAGCCTAATGTAATCCGTATCGTCCACCTGAGGGACATGATTGAGTGGGTGTTTTACGCCAATTCGGAACTGCTTGGGGAGGAACATGTGAGCGAGGCGCGTCAAGGAAGCGTCCGCTACAAGCTGGAAATTCCTCGGGCTAACGAATCAAGCTCAGCGACCCGGCCCACATGAAAGCTTGGATTGCAACAGTGATGCGATGGCCGGGTTCGCTGAAGCGCGTGGTTAGGCGGCATTGGCCGTGGTGTCGCATCCGCCGTCTGCGCGCCGCTCTGGATGCCGCGACCGACGTGGGCATCTATCCGAAGTCGGTGGTCGGTGGAGACAAACCGTATGAGAAACGAACTGAATACATGGAAGGGTGGAACGCCTCCCAAATGGAGTCGATCCGCGAAGCAATCAAGGCTCTGGAACATGGCGACTGGGATGACGCCTAACGATCAGGTCAGCAACGGGCAGGCTGACCGCAACCAACATTCAAAGGACTAAAAATATGGACGAAGAAATCAAACCTCCAACTACGGGCGATCCTGCCCGTTGCGCTGCACCTGCTGGTTCTGCTTCTTCAGAGGCGAAAACGGAACCCGCTTCCCGCCATGTCTGGTGGCTCGCCCGACTTGCAATGCTCCAATCCTATCCACGCCCGCAGATCCAAATCGGCGATACGGTGGTGGAATCCACGCATTTGCTTGGGCTCGCTCGTCACCGGCTGGGGCTGCACAGCGCCCTCGGTGAACTAATCGCAATCGAGGGCGAATGGCCATACCCGGAACGCTACCTGATCCGGAGCTTCGACCCGACCGTGGGAGAAACGTGGTGGTTCAATGCCCGCGTCGAACTGGTTGAGCAGAACCCGCCGTTTGAGACTGTGATGAGGAGGGCTGCATGAGTTTTGATTTTTCACATCTTAAACTCGAAGTCATGGGGCGAGTGGATGCACTACGGGTGGCAGAGTGGTGTGCGGTGGCGGGGATTCGGAAGGTGGGAGCCGGATTATTCGCGGCTCCCTGCCCCTTTCATGCGGAGAAGTCGCCGTCGTTCAATATCGGCGGCAAGAAGGGATTTGAACATCGGTTTCACTGCTATGGATGCGGGTGGGATGGTGACATATTTGCGTTCTGGCAGCAACTTAAGGGTTGCGATTTTAAGCAGGCTTTGACCGATATGGCGCGGATGGCTGGCGTGGCGATGGGGGCGGAGGTGACCTGGTCGCGTCCGGTGGCTCCAGCGGCTCCGGTGTTGGAAAATCGGCTTGTGACGGAAGATGTGCCGCCTGATCTGCCGCCACTGCGTCACCTACGCGACCCTGAGTGGGCGATGGTCGCCGAGAAGCGCGGACTCGATGTGGATGCGGTGATGCTGTGTGCGCGGAGTTACCGGCGTATGGCGTTTTCGATGTGGCCGCTGTATCCTCGACGCAGTGGTGTGTGGATGCCGCGCTGCGAGAGGCATGGGAAAAATGGCTGTGAACTAGACAACAACTCATGCGTGGCGGCGGCGACGTTCCCGAGCTGGTGTGCCATCGACGACAAGCGGCATGTGGCGGAGTTTCGCCGACTGGATAATCTACCCTACGAGACACATCGAGGAGCGATCAAGACCTGGAGCACGGCGGGGAAGAACTGGCCGCTCGGTGCGCATGATCTCGAAACGCGGCCTGCTGTGATGCTGGTGGAGGGGGGGCCGGACATGATCGCAGCGTATCATTTTCTCAATCGGCACCGGATGCTCTCGCGTGTGTCGGTGGTGTGCATGCTGGGCGCGGGGAACAGGATGCGGGAGTCGGTGCTGCCGAATTTTGCGGGGAAGCGGGTGCGGATCATGGTGGATGCCGACGCGCTGAAGGATGACGAGAACGCGAGCAAGCGTCGCGTTCCAGGTATGGAGGCGGCAGCGCGATGGAGTGCGCAACTCGTCGCGGCAGGGGCGGCGGTGGAGACGTTTTGCGTGGGGCCGGTGTATGACACGGCTAACCTTCAAGCATGGGGACGAGGCGACATCAAGGCGGCGGCGGTGAAGGTGACCACACCGGGGCTGATGCTGCCCGATGGCTCGGCGGTGAAGGATTTGAACGATCTGGCGAAGTGCAGCGACGAGGTGCTGAGCAGTGATGACGTGAGGCAGGCATTCAGGCAATGGGACTTCTAACAACCAACTTTAAGGAGAGACATGGCGAAAGACAAAACAGCGAATCCGCGACGCGGGAAAGTGACGAAGGCAGCACCCGATGCTCCGGCGAACTTCGAGGCGGGTGGTGCTGCGGCTCCGCAGGCGTTTGATCCTGATGCCGTGGCGCAAGAAATGCGCATCTACTGGAAAAGCGGTGATGGTGACAACTTCATCATGCAAGGCGATGATCTGCGCTGGCAGCGGTGGCCGGGGCAGGCGACGATAGATTGCATGCGTGGGCTACCAGGGCGGATGATCGCGATCAAGGCGCGGGAGAATGAGATGCTGAGTGAGGCGAAGCGGGTGCTGCTGCATGTGCGGAAGCAACGGTCGCTCGATGAGGTGCTGCCATCGCTACCGGGATATCAATCGCAGATTTATACCCTCGACTCGGGGGAGCGTGTGCTGGTGAAGAATGCGCCGAAGATGCTCCAGCCTACCGAGGGGACGTGGGAGAATGTGAAGCAACTGATTCACGGACAGCTCGACCGGCGTGAGATCGGTGGCGTGGATCAGACGCCGTGGTTTCACTCGTGGTGCAAGGTGGCGGCGGAGGCGATTCGACGCGGTGAGCCTGGACACTGGCGGGCTGGTCACGCGATGATTTTGGCTGGGCCGCGAGGCTGTGGTAAGAATCGCATCCAAGAGCAGATCATCACGCCGCTGCTTGGTGGGCCGGGACGCTACGCCGATCCGGCGAAGTTCTTGTTTGAAGCCGATGAATTCAACGGGGATGTGTTTTCGGCGGAACACCTGATGCTGTCAGAGATCCCGACGCCATCGCAGCGGACGGTGGATCGCACCTCACTCGCGGAGAAGATCAAGCAGGTGGTGGCGAATCCAGCGCAACGGATGCGTTTGATGCGCACCGAGCCTTGTAGCGTGTCGCCGTTCTGGCGCCTGACGATCTCGGTCAACGATGATCCAGACAAGCTGCGGTCGCTGCCGATGATCACCAGTGACTTTGGCGACAAGGTGCTGGTGTTGCACTGCGCAGCAAGGCCGCTGCCGATCATCACGACAAACACGATTGAGAACCAGCGCGAGTTTCGGGATGTCATGGAGCGTGAGTTGCCATGTTATTTGCATTGGTTGATAAACGAGTGGCAGGTGCCGGAAGAACTGAAGACCTACGGCGACGGCAGCAATGCCACGCGCTTCGGCTTTCGTGAGTATCACGCACCGTGCATCAAAGATGAGTTGTTTGATGACTCACCGGCGGCCGCTTTGATGAGTATGATCGACTCGGCGATTTTCAAAGGTGGTGAACGCACTGGCGAGGATATGCTCGACGACATGCCTGAAGGCGGCGTTAAGCTGTGGGATTTGGTGGGAGATAAGCCTGTGCCGCAGGTGTGGGTTAATGGCTCAATGGTGAGGCCCAAGGTGTGGCATGGGAAGGCTGAGACGCTTCAGCTTTTATTGACAGGAGAAGGTGGCCACTGGTGCAACGTCGCGACAATGGCAAAGAAACTATTCCAACACAACAAGTGCAGCACACTGCTCGGTCGCTTGTTCGCAGATGATCAGTTCTGCGATGTGCGCATCTCTAAAGGAGACACACGCACTTGGAAGGGTTGGATGATCAGCCCTCCATCCACTTAGTCGCCGCGATTGCGACTCAGAAAATCTGCTTGTATGGTGTAAATCAACGCTCGTGACGCGTCACGCCGTCACCGTGGAACTCCTGTGGTGCGGGCGTGGAACGTGATTGTGACGGCGTGACGGCTAAATTGTAGGCAACTCTATAATGCAAGCACGCTTTCCTATATAGAGAGAGTTTTGTGCTAAACTGGAATTCTCTCAGTAACATCCGTCACAAAGACGTTCCACGCTTTAATGGTAAGTGTTCCACAGTGACGGCTGATGCGGCACTGAGTAAATGAGACGCGTCTCATTAGGGAATCTTTTTTTGGGGTGTGGGTAACAGGGTTTAATTGTCT